AAAAAAAGAACCCCTTGAAAGGCTCTTTCCCAGTTGAATTACTATTATGACCGTTTCTATCTCTTCCTATATTATAACAGATTGCCTTTATTGTATCAACCTATAAATATCTATCTCCTACTGTGTCCATATAATCCGCTGTGCATTTATCAGGATCATACTTGCATTGTTCAAAGAATTCAACTACTACCTCAAAGAAACCTTCTTCATCTATATACTGAAGCGTTTCATTCGTGAATTCTGTTAGCCTTGTTTTTCTTGGTTCCATACCTAATAGGTTTATATAAGCATCTCTAAATATTCCGAATTTTATATCTTCTATATTCTTCATGGATTTTAAAGAAGAAACACTATCGTCATTAGCTTCAGCTATGATGTAAGTATTAGTCTCTTTATTATTTAGTTCTTCAATACTTAGTAGTGTTTGATTATCCGTGTCGGTTTTACCGTGTCGGTTTTTCGCACACGGTTTGGGTATCTCATAAATAGTATAATCATAACCTGTAAACTTTCCTTTAACGGATGGTACTTTATGTTTTACTATATGCCCTGCTTCAATTAATTCTTTCATGGTTGACCTAATAGCGGACCTTCCATCTTTAAAATGTTTGATTAATTCAATTTCATAAAATCGCCAATCATCTGGTAAACTTAGCATATACGACAATAAGCCTACAGCTTTAAGCGATAGACCATTTTCAAATATAGTTTTGTTAATCATTACATAAGGATTATCCTTATCTTTTTTGACACGATAAATAGTTTGCATTTAGTTCTCCCACGTAGAATTATTTTAGTGGTAATCTCCTACTTTACGTAGGTTTTCGGAGAAAGGCTAATTAGACCATGTCCCACTTGCCTATATTATACCATAAATAAAGAACTATTCCAACCTGTAAGTAATCCTTACAAGTTCCAACTACTCGATAATTTCGCATTAAAAAACCACCCCTACTAAAAGGTGGCTTGCCCTAAAACATTTATTATATACATGAGTTACCCTAGCAACTATGAATAGCTTATTATATCACTTTTGGCACTAAAAAACCACCCTGATAGGAGTGGCTTCTTAAAAATAAATGAAGGAGGTATTTCTAAAAAAAGTATGATTGCTTGGTGCAGCGGTCTTTGTCGAAAAGATGAAACACAATTATTGTTGTTAAAATTTATAAATCCGCTGTACCTGATAGATTAATTATACTACTTTTGTTATTTAAGTGCAACCAGTAAAGTATTTACTTTTCTGCAATCATATTTATTTGTAGGTCTTTGCCAGTCCTTTGTTTTGATTTGATTACTACTTCCGCTATCTAGTCCCATATAAGCTACGCAATCAAGTTTCTTCATATGGTCGATAGTTTGTACCCTTAATACATTCCAAGACCGCACAAGGTAGATGAACCCCTCTGAATCATATCCTATACTGGTATGGTTTGCCTTTCTCCATATATCTGCATAAGCACCAGTAAATCCTTCGTTATCTTTGTTGTATAAGCCAACTCCACCAATTGCCCAATGGGTAGGCTTGGATAACTCTGATACATTGTTGACAACTTCAATCCCAAGTTTTCCGTCTGTGTAGTAACATAATACAGATTGTGGACAGGGTCCATGGTTCGATTCTGCTCGTAAGATATTATCTTTTATTTTTAATATACTTGTCGGGTATGGGTTTCCTGCATTGTCCCACCAGAAGAATGTTCCATTTACTCCTGGATAGTCAAGATCCATAATTCTACTATTTCCCACTACGATTCCTAGATTCTCCGGTCTTACTTTTATATATCTAATGTCCTCTATCTGCCCGAATGTATGGTTAGTGGTATGTTTGCTTGTCATTGAATACAAAGTGCCTTGATGCCCCAGATATTCGCTCCCTACGTCATTATATAGAACTGGTTTCGGTGCGATTACTTCGGGTATGTTGATTTCTTCTTTCTCCAAATAATCCAGTGTATCATAACAAATCATAACGTGATTACCGTAATACTTATTGAAGCCGGCAAATACCACCCTTCCTGTAAATTTTCTATTATAATAAACTGTGTAGTGTCCCGTTGTGGTTTTTCTATCATCAGGTACTATGTCATATCCTGGATGCTGTCTTTTATATAATTTGAAATATTCAAGTGCGTTGTACTCTGTACGAATATTATACTTGAATTGGAATAAATCATGCGATATAAAATAATCAAGTTGTTTTTTAGACGACTTTGGATTACCTGTGTAAATGTTCATTAAGGTATAATCCCTAGCAAGGTGTTTCCCTTCAACACAATCAATGTGCAGATGTATTCCGTCGCTCGCTCCTGAGTTTCCAATGATGCCAATTTCATCATTATAATTGACTAATTGGTTTTTATAACATTTTATTTCTTTTAAGTGTGCATAAGTTACCGTATATATCATATTTCCTCCTGTAAAGCAAAAGGATTGCCTACGACAAGTTTTTACACTTTAAGCAAGCAATCCGTAGTCTAATTAATTTAAATGGCTGTGTTAGTGGGTGCTTTCTTGTATTCTGTCCAAGCATCGGATAACTTGTGTATTGCTTGTGCTCCTGAAGTTAAAAACAACACTGTTAATGTAATATCAAAGTAATGGAACCAATAAAGGCTATTTTCTCCAATAATGTTTAGTGTCTGAAGAACTCCTATATTTAATCCACTTACGCCAAACCCAGTTATCACCAATGCTATTATTAATTTGAACTCTTGAAAGTCTTTAAAAGGCTTCAAGATTGATACAATGTTATCTGTTGCAATTTTAATTATTGTTGCTAATAAGAAAAACACGACCATTAAAGTCAATATATCCATTATTGTTCCTCCAATTCGTAAGGTAAATTATAAACAATGCCTACCATTTCTTTTAAATATCCGTTACCGCCTAATCCCTCATACGCCACAAATAATCTTTTGATTTTTCTTCTGTCGTTGAATGAACAAACTTTTGATTCGATTGCTCTTTCGCATAGATGTTCTAATCTATCTGCATTAATTGCGAGAACGCAATCTTTTATATGTTGTACTTCATCTACTTTGCATTTCAAGTATCTGAACCCTACACCTCCGGCAGATACAATCCCACCCATAGCAATTACTATTATGTTTTGTTCTACAAATTCTATCATGTATTATCCCTCTAGTAGTTTCCTAATCGGAATATCAGGAAGTTGGATGATCTCGTATTCTTCCTGGTATTGTGCGTCGTACCATTCCCCTAACTTGTTTAAATTTGCAGGATTTGTAAACCCTAGAAGTTCTTTTCTTATATTGGGTGGACAAACCCCTATTAATTCGTAGGTGTTCTTTGAAACTTTACCAGTTGAAACCTGATCCAATAAGCATAATTCTTTAATCTTGAACTCCCACATTTCAATTTCAAGTTGTTCTTTCTTTTCGGGTGTTAGTTCACCGATCTTAACTTTTAAACATTCGGCTTGTGAGTAGAACCGTTTAAACTCTCTTTCTGTATCAAATATATTCTTGTCCAAATCTTCCATTGCCATTATTTTTTTACCATTGTTAATTTTGTTCTTTTTGAAGTGTCTGATAATTGGAAAATTTAGTTTGTTGATTTCAAGTTTCAAGAGTGCTTTTTCAACGTATAATTCTTTTAACCCTCTGCGTCTTTTGTCCAGTTCCCTTAGTGCCTGCTTATATTGTCCGTATTCCGTACCGCCTGATCTCATTGTGATAAATCTGTCCATTTGAAAATCTGAATGATATAATTGATGGTCTTTTAATAGTTCGTTAATATCTGTCATGCGGTGGCTCTTTCAACTTCCTTGCTGTACAAATAGTCAAGGCAACTATTTAAAAAGCTGTCATAGGCTCTGCCTTCTGCCCAAGTTTGAATAATTTCCGGTACATCGTCAATATCTTGGAGAACTTGGCTCATTATCACCTTTGACTTGCTGTCTCTTGTTCTAACGAAATCTATCTTTTTACCATGCTTTGTATCTGTTGGGATTGTTGAAATTTGACTTTTCAAAGTTTCAACTTTAGCATCGCAGTCTTTGCTCTCTAAAAATGTTATTATATCCACTCTATTTGCTTTTATATCTCTGTTTAAAACATCGTAAAATATCTTTGCTTTTATATTCATTTTTTCCTCCTATAACGCAACTCCGGAAGCGTATTCTCTCGAAGCTAATGTATTTGCTTTACTTGTCCAACTGTTTCCTGTAGGGTTATATTCATCAGTGTCCGATAAATTCTTATACCCTCCCGAGCTATACCCTTTATCCTTAACAGAAAAACACGCACTCGCATATCTAGCCGGACTGGGCATTGGTGTTTTATTTGTCCAACTATTTCCGCTCGGATCGTATTCGTCAGTCCTTGTCTGGGCTGCAACTGCACCATAGCCCCCAAATACGTACACCTTGCCCGACATGGAAGCCATACCCGGATGCTGCATACCTAGCAACATATTAGCTTTAGCTGCCCAACTGTCCCCGGAGGCATCGTATTCATCGTTATCCGATAAACCGTATCTGTAATCTGTACTAGCTGCTCTACCGCCCATTATATAGCCCTTAGTGTCTGCATAAGCACCCTGCAAATATCGCCTTGCGGGACTGGGTATGTCTGTTTTATTTGCCCAACTGTTACCTATTGGATTATATTCGTCATTATCTGATAAATAACTCGTGTAACCGCCTAATATATAACCTTTGTCGTCAATAGCGAACCCACCTGCCGCGTACCTTGCCGGACTTGGCAGGTCTGTTTTATTTGCCCAACTGTTACCTGACGAATCGTATTCATCATTATCTTGGATTCCTCCACCTAAATCATTGCCCCCAAAAGTATAACCTTTACCCGATATATTAACCGTTGGAAATTCCTCTCTTGCCGGACTTGGCAGGTCTGTTTTATTTGTCCACGCATTTAATTCGGGGTTAAAACCATCATTTGTCAATACTTTAGTGCCGACGGAATTTTCGCCACCTAAAACATAACCGTCGGAGGCTCCCGATTCTACTGGTTCAACCACTGAATCCGCAATAATCAAAGTCAATTGATACTCATCTATTGCTATTGTACCATTTCCTGATACTGGTGTCACTGTTACGTCAACTGTTTTGGTTCCTGCTGCTATGCCTGTTATTGCACCGTTGAACATTCTGCCATCTTTGTTTGTGTCTGCCATATACCAAACTGTTGTTTTTTCTGCTACTCCATCAACTCTTAATTTCACCGTATAAGCTGACGTCTCCGAAGCTGTCAAATCCGTTCTAACTTGAAAATTCATTATCGTATCTTCTTTGAAGTCAACATCTATACTATCCAATACTTGTTCAGTTGTAAACGCTGTATAGGCTGTTTCGTTAGCTACTTCAAGTGTTTGAACTTCCACATCTCCAACTGTCGAACTGGCTGCACTTGCTTTCTTTGCCATCTTTGCGAAATATTCAATGCTGCCTTCTGACCTCTGTGTTGAAAACTCCGTACCATCTCGCCTTGTGGCTGTTATTACTGACCTAAAAACTGTTCCAACATCTTCAAGGGTTACATTTTCAATCAAGAAGTAAGTATCTGTGTTTATTCCCATTGACGGAACATTAACCTTTAATTTTGTCCCTGCCACCCAGTCATTAGTACCTGATTCAAATTCTATTACATAGGGTATTGTACCATAACGCTTGATTGCGTTGTCCCCTACCGCTTCTGCGTCTGTGCTGTCCTGTGATTCGTCGGAACTTATAACATTTCCATAAACACCCGAACCACCCTCGATTCCTGCTCTTGCTGTTATTTCCACTGCGTCTTCAACCGCTACATTGACAAGTGTTCCTGTTGAATCGACCGATCCAGTTACCCACTGTTTATTACGGTAGTTTTCTAGTGATATTGAAACTCTAGTGATATTAAAATCTGTGAATGTTGGTGCCGTTTCTAGTAGTTCGTGTGCTGCTGCGGTGACGGTATCATCTTCTATAAAGTTTAATTCTTTTGCATTGTTAATGTACCATTTGAACCCTGAAGCTTCTGCCATGTCGTCAAGAACTTCTTTAGCTGTCTTTGCATTAACTGAGTAAATGTCGATTGTTGCACCGGCTGAAATAGTTCCGGCTGTGATTCCTTCATCGTATCCTGTTAAGCCCAATACATCGTCAACCATAGCTGTCACAATGGCTCCTGCTGTCGTAGTTGTGAAATATGATGAAGTTACTCTTCTCGATGGAATGTCGTTGTAATCCTTGCAACTTACTGACACAAGGAGCTTTTTATCGCTCCCTATGCCTGGCTCATAGTTGTCCATCTTAAATTCTTTGACCACTCCCCCAAATATAAGTGTTGTATCTTCGTATATCTTAACATCTTGTCCTGCTATTAATCCATCACTAGCGCCCAAGTCTGTAGCTTTTGCTATTAACTGAAATTCTGCATAATTCTTATCATCTGCACCTTTTTCAATAACCGTTGAAGGTCGAAGCCATAAAGAGGTTTTATCTACTGCATTTATTTTTAGTGTATAAGCCATTATGGATTCACTCCCTCAAGTTTCAATCTGCCTACCATTAGGTTCATGGTTCTATCTACGTCACGTTTGTTGCTAAATGATGGATTGCTAATAGTTATGTTTACATCTCCTGCTTTGCTTCTTGAATTGCTTGTCATTGGCGTAACTGATTCGTTGCTACCTGACAACTGTTGTGCTGTTAAAATCCCTGGTGTATAGGTGTTTGTGCCTAACTCGGGTAGTCCATCATCAAACCCTAGCGGTGTTTCAACCTTTGGCGCTTTTATATCTTTGTTAGAGTAATCGTCCATCTTTCCGAATAGCTTATCGAACCAATCCACAATACCACTTATAACTTCAACTACACTTTGTATTGGTGAAAGCATAGCTTCAAATACTGTTGTTGTGATATCTAGCAAACTTTCAAGATGATCCATTGCATAATTTACAACTAATTTAATTGCCGGATACAATACTTTCTCAAATATATTCCATACTGGTTTGACTACTTTCATTATTCCGTCGAATACCCTTTTCATTACATCAAATATTGGCGGCACTCTTTCCATAACAAATCCCACAAAATCACTTAACATTGGCATTATATGAACTGTGAAAAAGTCCCACATTATTTTGGCATTTGCTACAACTTTGTCAAAGATTTCCTTTGACTTTGTGCCTACTGCTTCTCCATTTATTGCCCACCAATCGCTAATTTTATTAAAAATAGGTATTAGTTTTGTATCTACAAAGTTAGCTGCATAGTCAAATGCTTTTACTCCATTATCCATTGCCTTAGTAAGAAATGATTCAATCTTTGGCATATTAGACGTAACCCACTTTAAAAAATCATTAAGTTTTGGAAGAAGCATAAAGCCTATTCTTTCTCCTATATCGCCAAGTGCGTTTTTAACTTGTTGCATTTGTCCTGCTGAAGTTTTGGCAAGTGTTTCTGCTAATCCTCCATAATTGGATTCTAGTATGTCCACAAGCGCTGCTGCTCTCTCTGCTTGTGTTCCGTTCTTAATAAGTGCTTCTTGTTCTTCGTTAAGCAATATACCAACACGACTCAAAGATCCAGCCTGTCCATCTAATGCCTTACCTAAGATATTAGCTGCATTGATAGCATCTTCTTGAGTTGCTGTAGTTCCTTTTGTAGCTGCTAACATATCAACCAACGAACCTGTTAAAGCTTCTGTTTGTTCTGCTGTTGCTCCAAAAGACAATATTTGAGATTGACCAGCAATTATGACTTCGTCACCGAATGTTGTGTATTTTTGTGTTTCGGCAGCTAACTCTTTCAAACTTTCAATCTGCAAATCTGTTGCACCAGCAACTTTTTTACCTATACTTTCGAGTCTTGCTTCTGCTTGTTCTTGCTCTTGTGCTAAATCTATAGCTTGTTTACCTATCGCTGCAAGTCCTGCTCCTGCTGCTAATCCTGCAACTGCTGCTGCTTTAGCAATTCCACCAACTAACTTAGTCACTTTACCGATTCCACTCGTAAACTTGCTTGTATCAGCTGCAACTTTCATCACTAGCGTTCCTACGTCTATCACTTTTTATCACCTCTCAATTCTTCAAGATATTCAAAGTAAGCAATCCATTCTGCAACGTCTGTTGCTGTTAATTCTCGTTCTAACTCACGAACCGTCTTTCCTAGTTCGCAAGCTAAACGATATAAAAACAGCCTGAATGGATTGCTTGTTAGTTTTTTACTACTTCTTCCTTTGGAGGATCGTTTAATTTTTTAGCAATGTTGTATAATTGCTCTGATATTCTCGAAGGCATTTTTTTAATGTTCTCTAAATCTGACATTTCAAAATATTTATTACCTTCTTCATCGTGGCATGTAAGAATTATCAACTTCAATTCCGCAGCTTCAACCTTTACCACTGGCTTTCCGCTAACAAATGTATACAAAGAATGTTGATACTTTGATGCTTCTCCTGCCGTAAGTTCTTTTACTATTATTTTATTACCTTCTATCTCGATTGATTCTTCTTTTAATTTTAGTTCAAATAAATCTTTTTTCATTTATGCAACCTCTATTTGATTTGTGACTTGATAGTTCATTGATTCTTTAACTAATCCTTCAACTGGTGAATCTACTCCGGTTGATGTTAATAGTCCATACGCTTTGATGCTGTGTGTATCATCCACATTTATAACTATTATTTTATACTTGCCATTTAATATGTCATCTGTGAATAAATCGTCTGTTACAAAGAATCTTCCTAGTGTTATTGTTGCAGTAACTAACCCAGATTCAAACTCCTTATAATTAACGTGAAAGGGTGTTTTCTCTAACACGTCTGATACACCATTAAAAGAGTATTCGTCGGCTGTCGCTACTGTTGTGGGTGTTAGGTACGCACCTGTTACAGTTATAGCCCTTCCTGCATCAACACTATCAAATGTGATCTTGCCATTCAGATAGTCAATTGTATATTTTTCTGTTGTTGTAACTGTGGAATCTTCAACCACTATTGCGGTGTTTAAATCTATTATCCTTTTTGCTGAGTCTGTGATTTGATATATGGTATCATCGGCTGTTGTTGTGGCTTCATCCGTCATTGCTGTTCCTGTTGATGCTGATAAAATCTCAACTAAATGTCCTTGTAGTGCCATTTATAACACCTCCTACGCTGTTTCTACTGCTATTTCTACTGTAATTGTACCAGTAAGCTGTATTGATGCTGAAAACTCAACTGTGCCGTCAACACTAGCTGAAGTAGACAATGAAGAAATAACACCATCTGCACTGAATCCGTTTGTTGCATCGTATAAAATCTTTGGTTGTTGTGTAGTTGTAAGTGTTGTTCCTGCCAACAAGGCGGTAAACATAGCAGCTTGGCCAGTTGCGTCAGTCGGGTCATAAAAACCTGATATGTCCATTGTTCCGCTTCTTATACCAGCTATGAACTCTTTCAAGCACGAACTGTCAAAAGTTGTAACATCAAGAGTTTCACCAGTTATCGCATTTGATACACTGTTCAGTTCTGCTACTGCATTAGCTCCTAAATAAAAACTTGCTCCGCATCCTTTAATTGCCATCTTATTTCTCCTTTTGTCCCATCACTTGTGGATGAGATTCGTTGTAAATTTGTTGTAGCCTTGAATCAATTTCCTTGTTTTTCTTGTTCTGCTGTCTAATTAAACTATCTAATTTGTTCCCCAGGTCAAAAAGCACCTTGTCCATTTCGTTATATTTTTTACCTGATATTCTATCCCATAACTTTTTAAACATTGTACCGCTCCCATCGTGTGACTTTTATAACTTTATTCAAGTCTGTGTCAAGAAATTCTGCTGTACTTCCTGATTGTCTATAGTCAATATTTTCCATTGCTGTTTTTATTGCATCGAGCTTATTGTCACCATTAACTATATCATCCGGCGCAACATACAAATCTATCTGAAATGCTCTATCTTCTGCACTTCTGACCACTCCGAAACTGTATTCGCTCGAAGAAGAAAGTAATTGATAGGTCATAAGGGGGAATGCATCTGATGTTGTGGGTTTTGATAACCATGAAACCGTTGCTATACTTGTAATTGCATTGTAAACCTCTGCTCTTAGTTGAGTTTCTGTTTTCATTTCTTCATCCCCTTCTGCATGCCTTTTTTAAATATATCTTTTGCTACCTTTTTAGTTTGTTTGTAAGCCTTGTACATAAAGCCTGCCGAACCGTTCTTTGCAAGATATTCTACTGAAGGTGCGTATATAACATTTGTGCCAATTATAACTGAATCTTTTTCTTTCTTCTTTTTAAGTTCGTCGCCATCTTTGTTCTCACTGTCCCATATTGGAGTATAAACCTTTTTATTTACCAGGTATGACATTGAACCCCTTAGCCTTCCACTATCAACTGGCGATTCAAGTTTCAAGTAATTTACCCCGCGTTCGCCAATCTCTATTAATGATTCGTCGATATTATCAGCTACCGCCTTGAATTTCTTAGCAAATATCTTTTGCATAACTTTTGGATCTGAGGTTTTCATTAAATCACCTTGCTTATTATAACATAAATGTGATTAGAGTTTCCGATCTTACCCATATTCTTATTAACAAGCCTTACAAGCCATTGCTCATCCAAGTAAGATACCTGTTCCCCTAATACCCAAGAAGCTTGTGTATGGTCGAATATTTGCTTGTACTCACTAGCTCCTGTTAATCCATAGTTTACAAATACATATTCCTTGTTGATGTCTTGAACGTCGCAAATAACCGCAGTTCCTTTTGTCCAAACTATAGCAATTGAACCCAATGTATTGGTTTCTACTTTTGTCTGTAAATATACTGTATCGGTTTGAAACATTTCACCACCTCAATTTTCTGTAGTTCGAAAGCATTCCAGTGTATACTGATTTCCATGATGAATCTTTTACATATGTTACACTTCTGTTTCCTTGTGATTCGCTTGCAATCGGTACTATTCCGCTAGTGTTGTATGTTTTTATTTCTGCTATTAATGAAATCAAATCCCTGGGGATATCGGCTTTTGTGATCTTTGCCGTGACTTCTGCTTCTGTCCTAACTGTCAAATCAACTGTAGCATCAATAGTTATTTCTATGTCCGATACAGTTTTGACTAGGTAAACACCGTCGTTCAAGCGTGTATCTTTGATTCTAATGTATTCCCCCATTATGTAAGTATCTGCAAAATCCCCGGCTATTGTATCCGAAGCTGTAAAGGTGCAAGCTGTTTCAAATGAATAATCCGTATCAGCGAAATAATTATTTAGATAATTTAGTATCTCATTTAACAATTTTTTCCACCTTCTCTATTACCTCTTTCTCAATGATCTCTTTATCAATCGAAGCCTTCGCAAACTTAATATCAGCCACCTTAACTTTGAAATCAAGTTCCTCAACTATGTTATCGCCGTCGAACATTTCCATCATAATTTTTAACTGTTCGCCGTTTGGATAGTTGTAGATGCCTTTGGTCTTTGTTCGTACATTAGCAAACACATAGTTATCCTCAATGTTGTTGAAATACTCCTTGATTGTCAATACAGTTTCGATTGAAGTTTCAACCTCGCCCTTTACATCTTGTACCCACTCCACATTGACAGAATGGGGTAATCTGATGTCAACTGGCGCGTCAAGGTTAGCACACATGAAGCCACCTTTGAAACCTTCTACGGTGTTTCCTTCGTCCATGTATCTTTTGAGTTTTTCTTTAGTCATTTCACCTTTAATTGTTACCATTTAGTTTTCCTTTCATAATTTATTATTTTATATTATCTATTTCATTTCTTTCCATTAAAACAGATAGTTTTGTGGCAATATCTTTAATATCATCCATAGTATTCATTTTTTTAAAAATAGTACATATTTGACTTTCTATTTTGCCGATTTTTTTCTGCACATTCTGGTAACATTTTGTCTTCTGCCATGTTTTCCTCCAAAAGTAGTAGTTTTTGCTTTTATTCCACTTTTTTGGTGCTGAACCCCTGTGATTGCAACGGTTACAGGGGTCTATTTTCACATCTCATAAAATGACAATTTTATAAGATTACTTAAAGCTAAATCATAGTTTCGGTTGGAATTTCGACAATTAAATCATTCCACTCACTTTTGGTAAGCAAATTTTCCTTACCAAATAAATCTCTTAATATAATTAATTCTGCACCTGTGGTATAGTTATAATTCTTCCCTCGCTTAATCTGTGCGTATACATAGGTTACTCCGTCAACTTCTCTCTTCGTGCCAAAATATTCATCAACCGTCAGATTACGTCTCGCGATAGTCTCAACTTCGTCATCATTTTGTGTGTAAGTTATATCTTCGCAATTCGGCAATCCTACCACTTCGGCAGTCAAGTCAGTAACTTTAAACCCACCAATAAAACCTTCTAGCTCTACTCCATCGTCAAGCATTGTGTTGATTGCTTTTTTGTCTAAATTGTAAGCCTTAATCATATTTTTACCTCCTTTATACTACTTTAGTTATGTCAGAAATAGTCCAGTTTCTAGGGGAACCCTCTAAAGTTGCAACCGCCGCATCTGATGCCGATGTTCTAGTCATATTTGTTGCTGTAAATGAACCACCGTTTCTTGTTGTTGCCGCATACGCAATTAATGTATTATCCATGTCCGTTGCTGTCATTGATGTATCTGAAAGGTCTGTGGTGGACGGAACGCTCGTTCCTGTAACTTGTGTGTAAGCACCATATACAGTTGTGCTAGATAGATTTAAATAATTTGTTATTGGGTGCAATCCACCCAAATCTCCTGTTACCGCTGTGTTGTAGAAGTATGCGATGTTTGTTGCTTTTATATCTGCAACATCTCCTGTTACCGCTGTGTTGTAGAAGCGTGCGATGTTTGTTGCTTTTATATCTGCAACATCTCCTGTTACCGCTGTGTTGTAGAAGCGTGCGGTGTTTGTTGCTTTTATATCTGCAACATCTCCTGTTACTGATGTGCCGCCGAAGTTTGCGTAGTATGTTGCTTTTATATCTGCAACATCTCCTGTTACTGCGGTGTTGTAGAAGGATGCGGTGTTTGTTGCTTTTATATCTGCAACATCTCCTGTTACTTCGGTGCTGGCGAAGCTTGCGTAGTATGTTGCTTTTATATCTGCAACATCTCCTGTTACTGATGTGCCGCCGAAGTTTGCGTAGTATGTTGCTTTTATATCTGCAACATCTCCTGTTACTGCGGTGTTGTAGAAGATTGCGGTGTTTGTTGCTTTTATATCTGCAACATCTCCTGTTACTGATGTGCTGTAGAAGGATGCGTAGTATATAAAATTAGGGAAGTCACTCGTATCCCCTACATATTTTGCATCTGTTCCATTATCCTTTATCTCTATATTGCTTTTGCTAAAATCACTACACGTCAGATAAACAATTCCATCTGATGCTAATGTCTTAGCGGGTTTATCCGCAGTTGATGTTGTGCCATCTGGAAAATACCATTTCACATTATCTGCATTTGCAATAGAAAAGTCCATTAACCCCGCAAGCATTTCTATTCTGAAATACTCTTCATACGGTGAAGTGTAATTGATTGCTCTCGTTAAAGCACTTCCACTTAATTCGCTTTTATATACTAATAATCTGTCTTTATATATGTCTTTATCTCTCACGAAGATTTTATTTTTGAAGTCGAATATATCATCATAGTCCATAGTCCGCATAGCATCATCTCTGAAAAAGTTAGTATGTTGAACTATCATAGGCTCTCTTGCCATCTCAAATTTAGTTTCGCAAGGAAGAAGGTGGTTTGAAGGTTGAGGGTGACGTGATACCCATGTGTAACCCGCAAGCGTTCCCCCACTTGTCAATATCGAATTTCCATCTTCATCGAATGGAACTCTATAATAAGTTGAATCTGTATCATTCTGCCATAAGTCAAACCCATTCGTCATGTTCTCGTGGTAGGAATCTTGTGCAACTATATTGCTTGCACCCACAGTACCTTCTAAAGTATATTCTGCGTTCGTCCCTGCCTTGTCGATGTACGAATAAGCCGCTAAGTCTGTCGATGGGGCGTATCCACTAAAAGGAATGTACTGCAACGTCTCGCCCTGATAAACTATTTTTGAATATAGAGCGGTGAAGTTAGACGGATATATTAGTGAACCATCTAAATTTCTGCCACCTAACCATAAAACTATTGTTGCTATATTTCCTATAACAAGTGATTTATCTATAGTTAAAACATCGTCAATATAAAATTTGCCATTGCCACAACATTTAAAAATGTGTAAATCTGTATCAGCCGAAATTACACTCCTTTCTGTATCGTTTTTATACCCTAGTTGCCAAGTATCGTTAGGGTTAATGCCCCAATGAAAATTATCATTGTTAGTTGCTTCTCGTGAACCATTTAGTTCAAATGTACTATCTAAACTGTTGAATTTCCCTAACACTTCCCAATACCAATCAGCGGAGTCAATGGGTGCAAGTCCTAAATCAATGTAGTTGTCTGTACCGTTACCTTTCAATGCACCGCTATCCTTTAGGTACAAAGGTAGTTTTATCTTGCCTACATATTGCAAGAGGCCACCTATTGCATCGTATCCTGTCGGATTGCTAATATCTAACCCTCTAATATTGTCCATAACAGGCGGTACAATCTCGTTACTTGAACCAATACTATATCCAAATTGATGAGTAACCTTCCCTCTATTCTCATGCACGAAGTTAGAAACTATATCGTTTCGTCCTGCTCTAAAAGTGTCGAGCGTTGTACTTGTAGCTGTTGTACTTCCATTGTCAGAACCTTTCAGATTATAGAATACATCTCCAACAACTTCTTCCAAAGCATACACATCGCCTAACTCTGTATACATTTCAAGGACTTCTAAACCTAGTGAGAGGATTAATCCAGTTGCGTGGTTATAGACTACCTCTACCCATGCTAAAGTGTTCACGTTGTAGTATCTTATCCATTTGCCATCTAATGCAGCATAGAAAGATATTGCTGTTGCTCCATCTCCTACTAGGTGGGTGTTTTGGAACTCGTGACCTATTTCTGATACGAAGTTTGCCGAAGAATCACCGAAGAAAGTTGTGCTATTTTTACTTGTTAGTGGTGCTTGTTTGTATAGCAAGTCTTGCGTAGGTGCCATGGCCACTGCACCCGCATTTTGTTTGTTTATTCCTAATCCTAATCCTAACATAATTTCACCGCCTTAAAGTGGCTTTTCATAGTAACCTATCATTGAACCGCTTGTTAATGTAATTGATTTCCACTTTCCATATATAAACTGTCCTGCAGGTATTGTTGTGATTGTCGATAAATCCGCATTAACTATATCTACGTCTGTCTGCGCTGATACTTGTGCATCTTCAATAACTTGCAGACAAGTGAAGAAATTCCCTGCTGTTGGTGTTACTGCTACAACTCCGGTTATGGCTTTAGATCCTTGATTGCCTAATGACGTTTCCATTAATCTTGTTTGTCTATCCATTATTTACCTCCTTGATTTCTTTAATCAACTTTTCTATTTTCTTAACATGCCAAGACTTGATGCCTAATGCTTTAGCTTGTTGTCTAATATCATCTGCTGTTGGTTCTATGATTTCTTTCAATTTAGCTTCTTGTTCTCGCCTCATTCTGTTGAAACCGCAAAGTCCCATTGTATTCCTCCTAAAAATAAAGCGGACACTATTTAGGCATCCGCTATTTATTAAGCTACTAGCGTGTCAACGCTTGTTTTGTCTGTAATTGTATAACCAAGCAATGTACCGCCTGTTACTGTCAATGTTTCGGTGTCTGCTTCTGCCCAGGTGTCGCTGTACTCGATTGTAAACGTTCCAACACCTTCAACCATAGTAACTGTAGTTGCTGAATCTTCTATAGCCGAGGTTCCATCTCCGTCAGTAACGTCATCAACTGCAATGGCAAAAGTACCGTTAAACCAAGAATGAGCGTTTCCGTCTGCATCAAGTAGCTTAACTGTTACATCTCTTGTTGCAATAGTGGCTGCCGAGCTTCCCAACGTTGCCGGGGTTACTTCAAGCACCATATCACCATTCAATGCCTTTTCCTGCATTTCCATATATTCATAAAAACCTTTCATACTGTACTTAAAGGCTTTTTCTTTTAATTTTGCAAGTTTACTCATTTAGTAACCTCCTTTAACCGTTAGTTACCAACGATGTAATTCTGACGTTTTTAGATTCATAAACTCTGTCCCAGTTTGCAGCAAGTGCAAGATTTGTATTTGATGGTGTTGTTCCTGTAATTGTATCAGATTGGAACGCAATTCCTCTAGGATGAAGTATAAAGTGTCTTCTGTGAATCATGTAGTCAGTTCCTGCTAGTGAATCTCTATCTGTTTCAAATGGTACTGGTGCCATTCCCTCACCTCTACCAATCGCTCCTTTTGCAAAGATATATGATGTATATTTGTAACCATCTGTAGATCCTGCGGTTTTTGGCATAGTATCATCAACTATAACAGTCTTACCAAGATATGTTCCAAATCCGATGTTTTGAGTATTAGTTGGCTCAAAGTCAATAAGATTAAGCTTCTGTAGTCTTGAATAAGGCTTAGAGTGCATCGCTATTGCTACCACCATATTAGCGTTATCGCCTAATAGTGTTGAAGCATCTATTATAGCTTCTGCTCCAATCAGGTTTGCTTCTGTTGCTGCTGTTCCTTCTTCAATTGCTATATCATTAATGTGGTCACTTGAATCGTTTATGTTATCAAGGAATACTCCACCTAGAGTTGCAATCAATATTGCTTGTTCTCTTCTTGCCCAATATTCAGCCACAAGATTTCCTATTGCTGCCATTGGATCATCACCTGAAAGTGCTTTAGCCAGGTCATTAACTCCCCACGCTCTACCTCTTTGAAGCAATGCTGCAATGTCTTTACCAGTTCCAATTGCTCCCGCAGTAAGTGAACCTGAATCTGAAAGAACCTCGTCATCACCTGCTAAATCTGTGTAGAAAGGCATATTGATAAGTTTTCCACCTTGCATTGCTAATGCGTCAAGTCTTGCGTCAGGTACTATTATTCCTGATTTTACAAATGCTGATAGTTCGGCTGTTTTCTCTGTTACATAAGGTATAAACACCTCAGGTACTATTATATCGCCTATTTTAGTTGCTGCCATTGTGTGTCCTCCTATTTAGTATTCCTCATTGTTTCGGCTAGTGAAGGATTCTCCCTAACAATTCTACCTTGTTCCGTCAAGTTGAAATGTTCTTTTGACCAAGGGTTTTTTTGTTTATCGGGATCTTTCGTGTCTGTTATTTTGTTACCCTTCTGTACTTCTTCACCGAATAGATAAGGAAAGTCTTTTTTTGTGCTGTCTCGTTGTTCTGTGTAATCAATCAAGTTTTCACCGTCAAGTGTAACCCTTGAAAGATCTATATGTGCCAATACTGATTTAATGTCTTTGGCCTGTTCTTTCACCAAGTCAACCTTAATGGCTGAATTGATTTTTATAGTGTTAAGTTCTTTGCCGAAATCCTCTGATAACTTAGCATTATCGCCTTGCAACGTTGCCAAAGTTCCCTTTAGCGTGTCGTAATCTCCCGCATTAGTTATCGCTGTTGTCAAATCTGCGTTTACTTTCTTTAGGTCCGCATCATACTTCTCTTGCAATAATCGTAAATCCCCTTTAAGTGTATCGTGCTTATCAGCTTTGACCACTGTTCCATCATTCATTATCGCAAGTTCTACAGTTCCTAACTTTGTTTCTACTTGTGCTGACAATTCCTCGCCTAGCAACTCTTTTAATTTCTCTAACATCTTTTCTCCTTTAGTTTTGGCGAAGCGTTCCGGCTCCCTGTATTTGTAATAGTCTAAATTTAAATTATTATCTACTTATTATACCATACGAACGTTTATATTTCAATGTTGTTAATCGTTCGTCATTCCTTGTAGTAGTCTGCTAATTGATTATCTTTGAAACATTCCATACAAACTGTAATGGCTATTTTACCTTTTGACCACACTATAGTATTATCCGCACCCTCTGAAAACTCCATGCCTTTTGACATTACAACGCCTTCAATTTCCATATCCTCAAGTAACATTTTCATTATTTACTCCTTTTCCACTCTGCCTGTGTCATTGTCTTATCCACATGAACCGCTTTCCATTCCTTGTAATTCATATTAGAAGGCACTGTGTAGGTGTTCCCTTCTTCATCCCTTGCCCTACGCTCAAATACATCATCGTCAAACTTGGAAAGGGTTGTTGAACGACAATTTGGGTGCATAGGTGGATAGTTTAATCCTGTTGTTGCGTTTTCTAACTTGAATACTTTACCGTCAAGATCTTGACAAATACTACTTGTTCTATTATCCAGTGTAGCAAGATATTCATATTCTTTAACTATACCGCTTTCTCTATAGCCTTGTAATGTAGCTTGTGCATATGTGTTTGTTATCTCTGTTCTCATCAATGTTTCTGCTACTCGATACGCTGCACCCTTCTTATCGTCCACTAGAAGCGGTTTAATCTTCTTCTCTATACGTTTGGTCATGTCTCGGGTAGAAATGCCCTGTATAAGTCCATTGTCTAACTCTTGTTGAACTTGATTAGCAAGTAAATTTCTGTTGGTGTAAATTCTTTTACTAAAGTCTTGACCATTAACAGGATTATAAATTAACTGATTAATCATTTTAGGATCTAGTTGATCAAAACTCCATCCTGTTCCATAACCCTCAAATATATTAAAATACTGTGTAGTGTATGATTCTTGTGCTAATAGCTTTAATTCTGTAATCATATAAGCTTTCTGATCTTTAGCCATATCACCTAGAATTAAATTGAGTTGCTTTTTAAGGCTGTCTAGCCTCTTATACTTGCTTGCTTCATACATTGGTACAGTTCTTTTAATTGACTCACCCTTCAATACTTGTGTGCCGTCTTTCAGTGTTTCAAATACTGGTGATTTCATGTTGATTCCGTATTGTGTATAGAAGTATGATATTTCCTTGTTAATCTTTAGGTTAGCTTCATAAAAGATAGACTTCAAGTCCTTTAATGATTTGTCGGCTTGATTGTATAGTCTAGCGGCTCTTAGTTCCTCTCTTTTAGTCCAATACTCTTTTGATGGCATTATTCATCACCGAACCCCATATCATTACCTAAACTAGCAAGTTCCTCTTTCTTCTCTGCATCAAGTCGTTTTTGTTCCTCTACTGCATCATCTACAAGAGGGTGTTTCTCCATCATTGTTCTTTTCGATACAACTCCAAGCCCCGAAGATTTCATTATCATTTCAACCAATTCAACCTGGTTAAATATTTGGTCATACTTGAATATTATTTCAATCTTGTTAGGATCATAACTGGTTTTCTTGACCTTGTTAATATACTGAGTTGCCAATATAACAAGATTATTGATTGCTGTTCTTAGTTCCAATTCTACGAGTTCAACTTTATTCTGCAGCTCTGTGTAATATGCCTTTATCAATACGTTTGTGAGATTTCCACCTCTCAACTCGTTCATATTAACACTTGATGACATTTCGTAAACTTTCTTGTCTAACCACTCCAACAATGTTGTTCTTGCCGTTACAGGGATTTCTATTGTTTTAGCTTCAATTCCTGAACCTTCATCGGCATCTAGTAATATTGTCGAAAATGCTTGTATGTTTTTCTGTGCTTCTGCCGGATCATCTCCATTGTAACCTTTTATAGCCCACAATACCTGTCTAACGTCTGCCAAATCATTAACAAATCCACTAGAAACAATCTCAATAGCGTCTATATAGCCTTTTATATCTTCAAGGTCAGATTGCTTGGAGGGATTGTTTTTAACTTCTGTAATTGGGTTTATCTGCCAATCATTGATTACTGTAAGACCTTCGTTTAATGTATTAATGGTTTCCCAATGCCAAACAGGATTCTTTGTGATTTCGATACCTTCAACCAACATACGGAACTCTTGATCTTCTTCATCTTGCTGATAGAATGTAGTTGATTGCTCGTCGATTACTTCGGCTCTCCATATTTCCTTTACATCACCGCTATTGTTTACATAGTCGAATCTGTAAATTCTCACAACGTATGATAACTTTCTTTCTCTGCTTGAATCGTATACAAATATTAGTTCGTGGCCATTAACTGGAAAATATGCGAACTCTCCGGATTCATTGACATATGAGTATAACCCTGCTATACCTTGCTGCCTTGATTTCCTGTGAAGATCCATAACATCTTTCTTGAAGTCCTTACCTAATGTTAATACAAGTTGCTCAAGGTATGATTTATCGTCGCTTTTTAATGAGATGTCTGAGATGTACGATACCGCCTGCTCAACTACCTTCTTAGTATAATTGGTATGCGTCTTTTCGTTGGACTTCGATTTATTAACGTGTGCTTCTCCATCCAAATAGTAAATATTGAAGTTCTTGTTATCAAGGTCTGTAATGTTATTGTAGTAGCTTACACCCTTAATCATTCTTTCCCTGCCATAGCTTGATAAAAACTCCTGGACAAGTTTTGTCAAATCGCTTGCGTTCATAATACCTCCTAGCCAAATTTCATTGTTTTCTTGTTGCTAAACTCACTCAACATCGTTGTTCCGTCTGCTGCATCATCATGTTTGTTTGTCTTTCCACCAGTTTTCTTATACTTGCATAGTTCATCTAAATACTTCCAATAGTCACTACCTGAATCAACATCACTACGGAAATAAAAGTTTTCTTTGATGTTTGGTGACTCCATCATAATTCTAGTGTGCTTGTTTGAAACTGTTTGTTTCCATTCTATATGTGTTTTACCTTTTTTAAGTTCTTTTACCTTTAACGCAAACCCTTTACCGCCATTGTTTGATTCAAACTTCGCACGTTTAACATTGTGTCTGTCTAACATTGCAGCAACGAGCGGTTGAGTCGTTTCAATAGGATCCGTTGTGAATATAACATCTGTTACAAATATTTTATCTCCATATATGTAACCTACAGGAGAACACAAGCTGTCTGTTCCTTCATCTGCGGTATCTGTTGCATTAATAACACCATCAGGCTTGCCCTTTAATTCATCCATTGTAAAGCGGTTTAATTCGTTAAGATGATACAACCTTCCCTTAACTTCAATAGGGTTCTGCATCAATTCAGCTTCAAAGATATGTTCCGGGAGCATCTTCTTATCTTCAAGATACTGCTCTGTTGTTTTAACTGCCTTGCAGAATGTTTCGCCATTGATTAGTGCAGGGACTCTTATAACCTCGTCATACATACCTAATTCTTCCGTCTTGCCCATTATATCATCACAAGACCACCTAGTACCTATATGTATTTCGGGTGCATCACCTTCGATTCTTTGCTTGTGAACACCAGTGTACCATTCCCATTTCTTTTCTAGTTGGAGATCCGAACTCGCTTCTTCAAAGTTCTTGATACTATCATCCAGGATTGCAACACCGTTACAACCAAATCCGGTTATATTACCGCCTACTCCTGCACAAAAGTACGTTATGCCTGTTTTGGCTTCCTTAACCGTCCAATCTTCTGCAGCATCTTTTGTAAATTCTATCTCTCCAAACACCTTTATATATTTAGACGACTTTATGATTTCTTTGATATCATTTGAAAACTTCAATGATAATCTAGCTGTATGGGTGTTTCTCATTATTGCGTCTTTCCTGCGTTTGCCAATCCACCAAGCAACGAACAAGGAGGTCATGTAAGACTTTCCGGCTCTTGGAGGTAGCGACACCGCCAATCTCTTTATAGTGCCGTCAAATATACGTTGCATTGCTTGGGCTATACCTTTTGCGAACTCTCTTTCCTCGAAAAACTCGCTATTCATATATATGCAAAAAGACCAAAAGCTATTTATAACCATTCGTCTTTCCTGTTCATCCAGTAATGCTAGATACTCTTCCTTCTCTTTTCTTGTCATCGTTTCACCTTCTATCTGTACGGTGGAGCAAGTCCATTTTCTGTTGAAATTCCAACAATCTATTTTTTGAGTAGTTTCTCTTTTTCTGCGATTGCATCGGATAATTGTTTGTTAGTTAATTCTCTGTAGCTTATATCTCCATCAACTTTACCCGATAGTTCCACCTTATCTGTGAACATCTTCTGATACTTACCTAGCAACTCATTAGCTTTAGTTCTACCGTTTACCGCTGCGGTGTCCAGGGACTCAACCCCTTTATCATCTGTTTTAACCATGTATTGAGAGCATATGGCTCTAGTATCAATCAAGTCTTTTAAAACGTTGTCAATCGAAATGTCAACCTTATCAGAGTGTTTCTGTGATTCCTTTTGCATAGCTTCTTGCATTTCAACAACTTTCAACAATCGTTGACCTTGCGAGTACGCGGTCTTTTCACTGTATCCGCTTCTAATGGCAGCCCTTGTACTATTGAAATCAACCAAGTATTCTTTTTTAAAACGCTTTTGTTTAACCGTCCATTTCAACGTACTCAACTCCCTCTATATTATATCTAATTTAATATAAGCTTCTATCAATCTTCAACACATTGATTCTTCCACTTCTTATACGAATCAACATAAGCTTCTTTCTTATCTCCATTATAGGTAACTTCGTAGTACATACCATCGCTTACCGTCGTTGACAACATAGCCTTCCAGTTTTGCAACGTTTTGCTGAACCAAACTATATATACATCATCTTTTGTCATTTTGTAACAATCTGTTTCTTCTCTATTCTGATTATATACATCAGCGACAATTTGTTTTGCTCTGTTCACTATTGCGTCTACGTCCATTCTTGTTGATAATGATTCCTTGGTTTCGTTTTTATTCATATTTTTTCCCCTTTCCACATAAAACAACGAACTAAATCACCTTTTTAAAATAATCCGTTCGCCTTTTCTCCTTACATTATAACACACTTTGTCTGTAGCTTCAATTAAAGCATAAAAAAAGAACCCGTTAAGGTTCTATATTAATTTAGCAGCGTATGACTCGTTGTAGTCTTTTTTTACATCTTCTCTATCTGAAAATTCCTTTTCTATCAATTCGATATTTGTTTCTTCTGTTTCCCATATTTCAAACCATTCACCTTTATACTCCGTTTGTATCATTACTTTGTTCATCTTGTTACCTCCTGGGTTTTATATTTTTTTATAACTGACAATCACCATAGCAGTATGTTCCGCATATTGGACAAACATTTGATTTCATTATGTCAATTGTAGTTTCTGTTTCAGCTACTGGCATTTCAACCATTTCCGTATTAATCATTGTTACTAATTCCATGTATGCTTTTTCATCTATGCAGATTGGGTGAGACTTTCCATTAACCGTTGCATTTTCTATGTAATATCCGCCGTCTTTTTTGTATGGCATTGATGATCTGGTTACTGCGATGTTTAGTTTTGGTATTTCTATTGATATTTCTAATGTGTGTACGTATGTTTTCAATTCTGTTCTCTGTCCATCCATGTATGCTGTATCGTGATTTTTAGTTTGCACGACTGTGATATTCATTTCTGTTCCTGTTGCCGATTTAACTGTTCTCGTAATTTCTGTTTTCATCTGTGGTACCTCCCTAAATTTCTATAACCTATTATACATCTAATTGCCGTATCTGTCAACAACTATTTAATAAACTTTCACATAAAAAAAGAACCCTTTCGGATTCCTCTTATCTCTTTGTATAATGTTTGCACTCGTTAATATTTTTTTTCAATTACTTCTTTAGTCGGTGGTTCCCCTACGCTTTTGAAATCTAATTTATCCAATCCAAGAAACTTTTCATTTTTGTTATACAATTCAAGCAATGGTTCTATAACTTCGTCTAAAAATTCAACTGTTGTTTCAAGATCAAACGCCCTTCTTGATACTTCTAACAATAATATCCTTTTTTTATCATCATCTAATTTTGCTATTTTTTCTTTGAAATATCCCATCCGCTTCCTCCATTTCGTCATCTATGGTCACGTATACCAGTGTAGTATCTTCAACCTCTACTGATCCGGTTTCTCTTTCATGTGTGAATCCCACCAAGACAATTGCGAATATTATTAAGAGTATTACTATCTTTTTCATTTCGCCCCCTTATTCATCCACATAATTTGCCCTTACCATCATATCTATTAAATCAACTTGAAGATGTCCTATTAGTTCCGCTCTTGCATTAAAATCGACATCTACATATCCCGTCATTACTTCTCCGCTTTTTAGCTTGCAAACAACCATAAAACTTTCTATATCATCTTCTTGTTCGCTTAAACTTTCAATCATTTCATCTATTTTAGTTTGATACAGTTTTATTACCTTCTTCATTTCATCACCACTCCACAATTCACATTGAAATACTTCAACTTATTGGAGTCCTTTCTTATCTTCATTTCAACACGTTCTTTATATTTACGATTTAAGGTGATTCTCAGCACACTCTCACGCAGATAACTTGAATCCGGTACTATCTGTTTCTGAATCAATTTAATTAGCTTGTTGGCTGTACAACGCTTCTTAAAGTGTCCATGATTTGCCCTTTCACCATTTGCATTAACTACTACATAATCTTTACTACATTTTACTAAAATTAGTTTATCTCTCAAAAGATTACACTCCTTTTAATTGCTCCAATCCCGCCCAATTTGGAACGCTGCCATTTTTTGACTGCCCGGAACTTAATCCAACCTAATTATATTGTACTCCTAACCTTGCCTAGTTTCAAGTTTCTAATATCCCATATCATTATGTAATCTTACAAAATACGCATCTGCCTTGAGTTCCAATCTCTTTTCCTCTAGTCGCTTTGATTCGGTTAGCCTGTCGCTTTCTTTGTCAAACTCGTATGCCTGGACAGTCAGTTTCTTCCAGTTGCCATCTTCATTATACTCCTGCAGCATTTCCACCTTCGCTTCTTCCAGTTCCTTGATTTGACGTTCTATTATTTCTAGTTTCATAGTTCCTCCTATATTTCACAAATATCAACAATATGCTCGCACAACTCAGCTGGTATTATTGACCGTTCAAGATTTCCTTTTAATCCTTGTGTCCCTGTTTTAGATCCTCTTGGTGCAGCTTCATGGCACGGATCCCCATTATGACACATTGGTCTAAAATCAGGATTCGGATGATTAGTCCAAATATCGGTAGGCTTCATTCTGGTATCTCCATACTGACAATAAGTAATGGTATACCTATACATTAAACCCTGCATCAATGGACTTTTTCGCATTCCACCCCGGGGGTTTTCGATAAAATAATACTTAGGCTTCAACTCTGATATTAACTGTAATGTTTTCAATAAGCATTTATCATGTTCTTTCGCTTCGTCGCTCTTAGCAATTAATAATCCATCCTTCCACTGTTGCCTATGCTTTGATATTGCAGCTATACTGTGAGTTGTGCAAGTAGGACTTGCCCATATTACATCAGGTCTACCAAACTTCTTTAATATCTGTTTCACTTTTATATCTAAAATATCAATTGTCCATTGATTAAGTTTATATGGTTCTACTGCAAACAAGGGATTTAACTCTATACACAATGTTTGATGACCAGCTTTTCTAAATTCTTTTGATATACTTTGTGTCCCACTAAACAACTCTAAAACCTTCATAGCCCCTACCTCCCCTAATTTATAAACTTCACAAGAACTTCAGCCTTAAAACAATCCACCGCAACATTCAACTGTACAAGCAAATATCCGCACACTGTCGCTATTCCTATAAGTGCAATGACTGTTAGTATCCTTGATTTGTTTTCCTCAAGCCAATTCATGTGATACCTCCCACTTCAACTCATTTTCTAACTTTGCATTAAATTTATTCAGTTGAAAATACAAATCCTTCAACCTCTGCATTTCATCAACACACTTTTTCTTCTGCTCGGTGATTGCATTTTCTGTCTGCCTTTTGATTCGTTCAATCCTTGCTTTTTTATCATTCATTTTCAAACCTCCTGGTTTAAACTGTCGGTTGCATTTCTAGTTTATTAAATTCTTCACCATCAAGAATAAATACTGTTCCAAATGGTGTTTTAATTTCATCATATTCAAAACCTAATTCTTCCAATCCTTCTTTAACTTCCCATCTATTAATCTTTGCTATAAACTTTCCATCCAAATAAATATTAAACATCTCGTTACCTCCGTTTGTTGATATAACTAACTATAACACCCTTTGTCTAATGTGTCAATAGGTTTATTAAATAAATATATTATATCTCCACTACCTCAATTGCTACCCCTTCTCCATCATAAAACTCTTGTGTTACCTTCTTAACAAATTTTCTGCTGTCATCCTCTATTAAGTGGTCTTTCATTCCGTCAATTATCATTTTAGTTAAAAAACCATGATTATCAATATCTAATCTCGAATTGAATTTCAATCTTATTTCTACTGGTTTTTTAAATACTTTGCGTTTTATCTTACATTGCATTAA